GCTGATCTCGGGCAACGGCAGCAGCTCGGCGTAAACGGAAGTGTGGCGCTACGGGTTGGTTGGCGGACACTCGATCTCTGCTCCCTCGGTCCATGTGTATGTGAATCCGTCGCCGGTGAACGCCTGGCACGCGCCCTCTGTGATCGGGCCGAACCCTATGACTAGGTCGCCTTCAAAGTATTCGCAGCACCAGCCAACCGGATCGCACGGGTTTGGCTCGCAGGACTCTCCTTCGGTCCAGGTCCCGGCACAGTTGGCCTCCAGCGTTTCGGTGCATTCGCCATCGTTGCAGCACGAGCCCAGTTGCGGGCACGGGTTGGGATCGCACTCGCCGCCGGCCGTCCATGTGCCGGCGCACTGGGCTTCGGTCGTGTAGGTGCAATTCCCCGTTGCAGCATCGCAACAGGTGCCGCCGCAGGTCACGTCCTCGCAGAGCGTGTCCACGCCCCGCCAGTCTCCAGGGCAGGCACCCTCGGCGACGTTGTCGGAACAAGTGACTCCGGTGCCGCCTTCCTCGCAGCATGCGCCGCACTCGCACGGGTCGATCTGCATAGACACGGTAAGCCCGAGCCCGTTGAGCCAGTCAAGCACGTCCTGCGCGTTCGTCTCAAGCTCGTAGCCGCTCGGGCCCCCGTCCACAAATGCCCAGTCGGCGTTTGGGGAAAATGTAATTGCCGAGCCGTCGTCCGAGCATCCGTCGAGCGATTCGTCGGCCGTGAGCGACCGGTTATACACCAAGAAGCCGTCGTTGTCGAAACTAAACCCCGCCTCGAAATTGACAACGTACCGGCAGGATCCGCATCCGCAACTGTCGCCCAGCCCGGGGGCCTCAGAAAAAAACGCGGACAGCTGCGCGTTAGTCCATTCGCCGGACGTGTTCGGCAGCTCGGGAAGTTCCGGAATGTCTTCCAGCGGAATTACTATTCCGGTGTTTTCATAATCGTCGGAATTCAGGGCGAGCGTTTGTGGCGCATACTCACCCAGAGTCACGGTCCAGTCCACACCAGACGTCGGGCACTCGTTGCCATTGTTGGCAAGGTGCGTGCATCGACTGCACGCCGGGCAGCAGCAGTCCGAGCATGTGCCAAAGAGGAAACCGATCGGGTACATGCCGGCCGCCAGGACGGCGATCATCTGCACGGCGAGAGCGAGCGGGTCGTCGATCATTCTTCTGGCGCTTGCGTGAGGCACTCGGCCGCGATCAGAAACCACGCCGTGCCTTCCTTGGCAATGGCACAGTTAACGCCGCCCGAGGCGGTGCTTACATCGGCAAACAGGTTGGTTGCGGTCACGGTGTTCGGCGTCGTGGTTTGGTACTTGAACGACACGACTTTGTCGCCGCCCTTTGTCCAGGTCGAGGTGGCGGTAAACGTGCAGATCCGAAACTTGATGCCGCCGCCGCCCGTCATCCTCGGCGTGAACGTCAGCCCCTCTGCACCACGGTTTCCGGCCTCCACGATCCGCACCACCTTGGCGATACGGTCAGCCGCCGGCCGCGTGAACGTGACACGCTCCGTCTTGGCCGCCTTGCCGTCTGGGCGTTTGGCTCCGGCCACGGTCAATCCTCGTAGACGGTCAGCACCAGGCGTGTATTCGCCACGGCGGCCTTGGCTGCGTAGTCGCCAGCTGCGAGCCGCAGCACGGCAGCCTCGCCGGCCTTGAGCCGCACCGTCTCGTAGAGCGCCGTGCCGTCGAGCCGGCCGAACGACACGGTGTGTGTCGTCGTCGTCGCCAGCGACCTGGCAAAGCACACGCCGAGCGAGCCCAGTGTGGCAGTCGAGACTTGCGTCGTGGCCGTGCCAAGGTTCAGCGTCACGCTCAGGACGCCAGCCGTGGCCATGTCGGCGGTGACGCCAGACGCGGCGAAGGACTGCGACAGAGCGCCCTTCGTGACCTGGCCGTTGATCGAGTAGTTGATGTCGGGCATTGCCTAGTCCTTATGCGGGCGGGAAACCAAAGTACGGCGCAAAATTGATCTCAGGAAATACTCGGCGAACCAAAATGTCTGGCACGCCCTGCGGAACGCCTGGAGGGAATTTCTGCGTGCCGTCTTCGTTCAACGCTTGAGGAGTAGACGCAGCCACGTCTGCGTCGCCTGCCTCCTTGCCTTTCACAAGGCATTCCACTTTGTCGGTGCCGTCTAGGCAGTTAAAGCCGACATGCGGCAGCAGCAAGTTCCAGCCGCTAGCCCTGTAGACGAGCTCCGTCGTGCCGCTCCAGTACCCAATCTCAATGCCGTTCACAACTTCATATTGCTTGCTGGCCGAAATGCCGGCGCACTGCCACGTATGTTTCGGTCCCCACAAGTAGCTAGACGCATTGATGCCGTTTGTCACGGCTGCCGCTACGTCTGCTGGAAAAGCAGCACGGTTCCAGGCGATCGTGGCACGCACCTCGGCCTCGAGCGTGGTGAGGCCCTCGAAGAAATCGTGAGCCGCGTTGACCAGGGGCCGCAGGGTGCCATTGCCGTTGCCGTGGTAGTACGTCAACGCTGGCACCTGAGCGCCACCGGTCGAGAAACTCCACACATCCGGGCGTGCCAGTGGGTTCGGATCTAGCTCTGCACTGCCAACTGCCGGCAACTCGTACGAGAACGTGGCCTCGACGTGAAACCTATCCGGCTCGCTGAAAGAACCGTTAAGGCATCGCAGGTACGGGTATTCCGGGTGATTGCTGCCATGGAAAATGCCGATGGCGTTGAGCACCTGCTGCGTAGGCGTGGCTTCGTCCACGGTGGCTACGAACTTGCGCTCAGCCGTTGGTGCCTCGCCGAAGCGATGCGTGAACGTTCGCGGGATGACTTCGCGGAATGAGGTGACTGCCACGGCTACGCCCCCAAGATGTCTACGGGGTTCGCGCCAATGGCAATGAGAGCCCGGCGAATTTCTTCAAGCTTCGCCAGCTGCTCTCGCTGTTGAGCAATCGCAGGATCTTCGCGGCCCGTGGCCAGCCCGAGGAACTGGGCGATGCCTTGCTGCGAGCGAATGTCGCTCACCTCCAGGGCACGGTTTGCAGGGCGTCGCAGCTCGGCGTCGATGTTGCGGCGGATCTCGATTCCTTCCGCAGCCAGATTCCGCAACGCTTCGCGAGCCTCGCCGCCGTCAATCAGCTTTTCGTTGAACGCTTGCCGCACGGCCTTGAACTGGTCGGCTACAGACGCGGCCGGCTTAAGGATTTTTTGATCGACGCCAAGCTCTTGCAACCTCTGGTCGCGGGCCTGCTGCTGCACGGTTTGGCGAGCCGCCTGGGCCAGCCGCAATCGCTCTTCTGCGGCCAGGATTCCGGCGATGTCGAACTGCCGTTCGGCCTGTGCCAACGCCGCTCTGGCGTTCCGTTCTTCATCGAGGATCGCCAGCCGGTCGTTGTCGGCCTTCAGCCGTGCTTGCTCAGCGCCGCTCAGTCCTTGCGTGGACAGCTCGGCCACGCGCTTGCGCGTCTCTTCTGCAAGTTTGCTCGATGCGTCGGCTGCAGCCTTGGCTGCGTCGGCGTCGCGCTTGCGGCCTTCCGCCAGCTTGCGGAGCGTTTCCGCGAGGCCCCTGGCCTGCACGTCCACCTTCTGCAGGTTCTGATACCAGTCAATGGCGTCAGGCGACAGACCCTCGGCGAACGTCTTAATTTGGTTGAACTGGTCGAGAATCTTGGTCGGCACTTGGTCCAAGCCGCCGAGATCCTTGGCCAGAGCCACGATGGCACCACGAGCCTCGTTGAGCGAGCCTTCGGCGAACTCGCGGATGCTGATGCTGGCAGGGACAGCTAGGGCTTTCTTGACGTTCTCGCCGAGGTTGAAAGCGGCAACGCCGGCGGCGTCTGTGTCCACTGCAAACTGCCGCATCGCCTTGTTGGCATCTTCGACGGCAACACTTACGTCAACGCTGCTTGAGTCTGCCGCGAGCGCCCACTCCGCCAACGCCCCGGCAGCAAGTCCAAGTCCAACGACCAAAGCACCGATGCCGGTGGAAATCAGCGTGCTTCGGATGGCAGCCCCGAGGCCTACCGTTGCGGCTGCCGCCGTGCCTACCGCAGCCGAGTAGCCAAACGCGGCCTTTGCCGATGCAACAAACGCACCCGCCAGCGTTGTAATTGCAGAGCCGATGGCCTGCCTGTTGATGAACGCCAATCCAGCGCCGATGGACGGCAGCAGGTTTGAAGCCAGCGGCACCGCAGCCTTAGCCACTGCCGACAGCGTGACCGCAAGGTCGGACAGCAGGCTTTCGACGTTCCGGGCCGCGTCCGGTACGTTGATGCTTTGCACAAATTTGACGAACTCTTGAGCGCCCCGAGTCAGTGCGGGATTGAGCTCGACCAACAGCCGGCCGGCGAGCTCGCGGAGCGATTCAGACGCCAGACCAAAGGCACGGTTAATTTCCTTGACCTTGCTGGCGTCGGTGTCGTTAAGCGTCCTTGAGAATCCGCCGAAGAATTCCTGCGCCCGTTGCAAGTTGTCCGGCAACTCGCGGAACGTCGGCAGGAGCTCGGCACCCGCTCCCCCGAAGATGGCAACCGCCGCAGCTGCACGCTGCGCCGGGTTTTGAATGGCTGTGATCGCAGAGGCAATCGATGAGAACTGCTGCACGCTCGTCTGCGTGGCCAAGTCCTGCACGCTCAGGCCCAGCCCAGCGAGAGCGGCGCGAGCTTCCTTGCTGCCAGCGCCGGCCCGCGCGATCGTCACCTGGGCCCGCGTGAAAGCTTTGGCCAGAGCCTCGCTCGAGGCACCAGACAGATCGGCGGCGACCTGCAGGTTTCGCAGATCTTGAAACGACACGCCCAGGCTTCGCGACAACTTGACCGTGGCGTCGATGCTGCTGGCCGCACCGCTCGTAAACGCCGAAAAGGTGTTGGCGATCGACGAGATGCCGCTGATAAACGCCCGAGAAATCTCAATCGTCTTGAGCGTCGAAACGTCACGCGCCGTTTGCTTCGCCGCATACCCGAGCTTCTGCAGCTCGACCACGCCGGCGTTGATGCCCTGGGCCATGCCCGTGGCAGACGCCGACAACTGAAACGCTATGCCAAGTCTCGATGCCATCGGTCATTTCTGGGCCAGGTCGGCCGCCATTCGTTTGAGTGTTTCTGCGATCTGCGTCGGGTGCTGCGGTGCGTTGCCTTCCACGGGAATAAAGTCGGCCGGCTCTGGTGGCTTCTTGCAGTGCGGTGCCAAGGCCGCCCACGCCAGCCACCCCGTTTGCGTCCAAGGATTGTCGAGCGGTCGAAACCAGCGGCTGTAGGCAATCCATTGCGAGAACTCACGGGAGTCCATCGCGTCAATTTCCGCCACCGTTTTCTTGAGGTGCGAGGCCAGGTCGAACTTAAACCGCAAGCTCGGCCTGGCGTTCATTCCCCCGCTAGCTTCGTGATTTCCTCCTCGGTCAGTGCGTTGTGCTTGAGCGCCGCTTTCCACAGCCCGTGCATCTCGTCCACGCTGCGACGCTTGAGGGCCTCAACTCCCTCGGTGCCGGGAAACAGCAGCACGCCATGTTCGTCGCAGATGCAGCGAGCCAGAAGCTCCGAGCGAAAGTCGGGAATGACCGGCACAGATTGCGACTGGGCGTCCAGCAGCTTGACCTCGTAGCTGTCACGATCGCCGACCGTCATCAGCCGGATGCACACTTCGCCACCAAACGCAGGCACGCGAATAATCTTGGCGTCGTGGGCGGAATCAATTTGGTCCCTGGTCAGCACTGGCATGGAATCAATCCTCGAAGATGTCGAACTCCACGGCGGTGCGAGTCACGCCGTTCACTTCGGCAGACGCACCTACAGATTTCAATAATGCCTTTATTGTCAAGCCAACGCCGCCGCCCGTGATAGTGAGCGTGTTGCGTTGGCCAATGTTGGCAATCGTCGGCGTCGCGCCTAGCGCGACCATCGACACGCTGCCGTGCGAGAAATTGAACAGCCCCGCACCGCGCAGGACGTTCTCGCCGCCGTACGTCCACGAGAGATCTACGACCTCGGTAAACGCAACTGAGCCCCAGGTCGCGGCTATCCCAGTCGAGTACGTGGCCACGGAAACCTCCGTGGCTCAAGCCAACTGGAACTCTGCCGAGCCCCGGATCACGTCGTTGACGGACAGCGTTACCGCCGAGCTGTTGCAGGTCGCGGTGCCAGACACGGAGATGCCGCCCGTGATCGTCAACGTGCCGCTGGCGTTTTGAGCGATGGCGTTCGTGCCAATGTACTCAATGCTTACGGTCTTGCCGGTGTCGCCGCCCTGCGTTCCAACCAGCGGACGCGCAAGACTCTTTACGCTTTCGCCGGTCGTCTGGCCGAGGTGCGAAATGTCGATGTTGTCCGCGCCGCCGCCAGTCGCTCCGAGCGTGTATGTGATGCTGGTGACAGTAAAGGTCGTGCCACCGAAAGCGAACGTCGTGCCGGAACTACCATGCGGCGTCGTGGCCATGTATCAACTCTCCTGCCAGCGGATGTCGTAGGATTGCGTGATCTGATACGCCGGCGGCATTTCGGCCCCGCCGAGTGAAACGAAGTCGTCGCTCTCGTTTTCTAGCGACACCTGATCCACTACCGTATTGTCCGCCGTCCCGCCGTACCCATCCAGAACCTTCCGCATGGCGTCGGCCACCGAACGAGCCTGGTCGTAGGTGGTTCCGAAGACGTTGTATTCCAGCGTCACCCGAGGCACGCCCATGGGGTTGCCGAGCGTCTGCTCCCGTTGGATGCCCGTGCGACGCCAAGTCACGAACGGCAGCGAGGCGGAAGCCGGGGCCAGCACGGGGTAGATCCGGGTGCCCACGAGCGACGTGACGGCAGTGGTGCCAACGAGGGCGGTGCGGAGAACCGCTTCCGGGGATTTCATAGGCCGAAGTCTCCGTATTTCTTCTGCGTCGCCCGGATGGCCGCCTGCAGCGACTTCCGCATCTCAATGTCGAGGATGCTCTGCATCTGGCCCTGCGTGGCCTGGAAAGCCCGCGTCAGTGGCCGGCGCGGCGGGCTGCCACGGACTTGGCCGGTGGCGATGAAGTCCACCGGGTAGCGACGTTGCCCAGGCCGGAAAAACGGGCCTCGCGTCTTGAACGACGACAGCACGCCGCTACGGTTGTCGGAAACCTTCTCTCGGAATTCCAGTCTTGTGCGAATTCGGCCGCCCAAAATGACGCGACCGCGCCGAATAGTTTTAGTTTTAAAGCCCGGCGTCCTGGCCTTGGTGCCGTACTCCACGAGGTGCGAGTGATAGGCCCTGTTGGGGCCCTTCAGCACGGTGCCGCCAATGAACGCCGGCGTGGCACCCTTCTGGCTCTTGCTGTTGACCGGACGCCGGAAACCCACGACCACGACGCCAATGGGCAGGTTGGCACGGTTGTTGCTGTACTTGCGTTTGGCTCTGGTGACGCTGGCCAGCAGGTTGCCAGTCACTTCGCCGAGCGACGCTACGTTTCGCCGCAGGGCCTCTTGGCCAGGCTTTGCCGCACGCTCCAGGGCCCGCAGCTGAAACTTGGTGCTGATGTCTCGCGGCAGTTTCTTGAGCTCGGCCACGATGTCTGCCAGCGGCTCAACCGTGAACAGGGCCTTGGCTTTCTTGCCACGCCCCAGCGCCAACTTGATGAGCGGCCTGTCGGTGCCGCCGGCAAACACGTTCGCCATTAGGGCACCGTTTCCTGGCAGATAATCTCGTGCTCGCTGCGGTTGCCTCGCTCGAGGAGGCTCACGATGTCCAGCGTGCGGTTGCGCCACGACAGCCGCATGTTCTGCGTCAGGCCCGGCAGGTAGCGAAGCCGCACACGGTGGGTCACGGCGATCTCCTGCTGGCCCAGGCCCAGCGACTCGCGGGCCGTCACGCCCTCCACGCTCGCCCACACGGCCGACGAGTTGCTCCACGTCAGGACTTGCTCGCCGAGCGAATTGGTGGCACCGCTGGCGATCTGCACCGTCACTCGCTCGCGGAGCTTGCCAGC